AAATCCGTCTTCTTTGGCCGATTTGACGTATTTCGGGACTGTTTTCCAGCGCTGAAGCATGTAGACCAGATCCGCCGCCGAGTTCGCAACATAGGACATTGCCCGCTCGCCGTCACCGGACGGCTTGCTGACAAACGCTTTACCCTGCTTTTTTACGTAGGCGATAGCTGAATCATAGTCGTGGAACGTCTTGCCATCGATGCACGGCATGCCGCAATCTTCCATCACCTTTTGACCAATCTCGCGGTCCAGTTCCCATTCGACGGCATCGAGATTGCAACCGAAGATGGGGTAACCGATTCGCCGGAAGGGCTCTAACAGGTCGAGATAGTGTGTGTTGTCGGGCGTGTAGATGAGATCCGCCCACCCGATCCACTTCTTGCGAAGCTCGTTGAAATCGCGGATCTTTGTGACGAACCCTTCGCCCGCGTGGCGGTCCGTGCCATCGGGGCGCGGTTTGTCGTACCAGCGAACCTCATGCCCTTGCATCTGCCAGCGCATGCACAGGTCAAGCGCGTTCGAACCGACGTCGATAACTAGTATTTTCATTTTGCATCTGCTATAGTGGTCGTAACAACCTGGGAGATCACCATGAAACTCATCGCAATCGTAGCACTGTTCGCCTGTACGTCTGCGCACGCCGTCTGCTTCGGCTCCTACCAGCAATGCAACGCGGAGACGCGGCAGTACTACGGTCAGACGTATCAGCAGTATGAACAGAACCAGCAACAGCAGTGGAACCGCCCGCCGCTTCCGCCTCAACAATACCAGTACGAACCGCCCGTGAACCAGAACGGTTTTGACCGCTACGGCCACTATCACGTGACGGGATACTGATGCGAACGCTCACTCTGCTGTTCTGGATCGCCGTTACGCTGGTCGGGTTCGGCTATTTCTTCGCTTGGATCGGGCCGTTCCTCGCTGCGCCGTTCATGCTTGTTTTCATGCTCGGATGGGTCTTCACTTCGGCGGGTTCGCAATCATCCTCTCGGTAAGCGCCGGCCCGAAACGGTTGTACACATTCGCCGCACCCAGGCCGCCGACCAGTCCCGCTGCCGCGCCGGGAGCGCCTGCCGCACCCGCACCGACAAGGCCCCCGAGTGCCGCCGGGATGCCCTGTGCGAACATGCGTTCCGCCGTACCGCTGGACGGCTGGCCTTTGAGAAAGCGCTGGCCGATGTCCGCCAGCTTGCCGAGATCGCCCGCTGCGCCGCGCGCCGCCGCAGACTTGCCCGCCTGCGTGCGCGTCACGGCGCCAAGTAGCAGGGAAGGCGACACTTCACCCGTAGGCGCTTTCGCGACCAGTGGTTCCAGCGTCTTGCCAACTGCGTACTGGCGGCGCGCGTTGTTGTACGCGGTCAGTTCTTCGGGACTCAGCATCGGCGTGAACTGGTCCAGCAGATCCTCCTGTAAACCGCCGAGCGCGTTTCGCAGATCGCCGTTCTGCGTATTGCGGATCTGCGTCTTCAGTTTCGTGTTGATCGCGCGGAACGCCTTGCCGGGCAGTACACCGTTCTGGCTTTTCTTCTCGATTTCATCCGCGTAACTGCGAACCACCTTTTCCACGTCACCTGTCTGGAACTTCTGCGCTTCTTCCACGTGGCCGGCGAGCTTGGTCACCAGATCCTCATTGAACGGCACATCATGCGAAGAGGTAATGTCTTCAATCGCCTTTCCAGACTTGTTCATGGCGGTGTTGAACGTCTTGCGCGTGAGTTTCTCGCCCTCGCCACCTACCATGTTCACCAGCTGGCGGTCGAATACGCCCTGGTTGTACTTGAAGTTGCTGCCGGACAGCGGCACGCTACCCGCCGCCTCGCCAATCGCCTTCGCGTACTTGTTGCCGAGCACCTGGTCGGGCGTCAGGCGGAAACCCATGCCGTGCGCGTCGCGCGCGAGCGCCGCCGTCTCTGCGTCCACTGCCGGGAGCGCCTTTGCAGCTTGCTGACCCACGGCACGCGCGCCGCCCTTCACTGCGCCGCCCGCCGCCTCCCCCGCGCGCAAAGCCGCACCCGGAATTTCCGGAATACGTCCGATCATCCCGCCTTCGACGGGCAAACCCTGAAGCCGGGATGCTTCCAGTGCCTTGCCCACGCCTTCCGTGAGTTGCTGGCCGGTCTGCGTGCGAGGCTGGTAGGTCAGCTTGTTCGCGAGCTCCACGCCCGCGCGCTCCCCTTCCTGAATCCCGGCCTGCGTGCCGTACTTGCCGCTCGTCAATGTCTTTCCGATGCCGTACAACTGGCCGGCAGCGCCGCCCACTGCGCCCGTGGCCGCAGATAAACCGGCTTCACCCGCGCCAAGAATGCGCTGCCCAAGCGTGTCCGTGTTCTTCTGCGGCTGCGCCGTTGGCGAGGTTTCAGGCGGGAGACGGTCGAGAGGCGCGACAGGTGCGGCCTTCGCCGTTCCTGCGCTGAGTTGCTGTTGCAGGATACCGAACGCCTGTTCCTTTGTCGCGCCTTCCGGACCGGTTACGTCATACTTCTTGCCTTCCGGCGAGGTGAAAGTGAAAGTAGGCATGTCAATGCTCCGTTACCGACCAGCCTTGCGGGATGGCCGGTCCTGCTGCCGCGCCGGGTTGCCCCTTCGGCGTGCGCGCGGACTTTGCAACCTCTTCGCTCGACGCCTTGACCGTGGTCGCGGCTTCGCGCTTGAGCTGCGCAAGACCCGCTTTCGTCGCCTCGGATGTCTTCCACCCGTTCACCACGCGCCGCGCTTCTTCCATCGAATTCACGGTTAGCGTACCGCGTCCAAGGATCTGCGCAGCTTCAGACACGACACCGTTTTGTGCCGCGTCGAATGCCGCCACGCGCGGATCGTTCGCCTTTCGCAGGATCGCCATTTGCGCTTCGTTGGCGAACGGAATACCCGTACGGTTGAGCGCGTCCACAGATTCTTGAAACTGATCGCCAATGCCTCCCGGCTGGACGAGTGCGTTCGCCGCCGCATCCACCTTCGCGGCCTGCACGGCGTTCGAACGCGCGCCGGCAGTGTCTGCCGCGTACTGTACCTTGTTCGTAGCGAAGTTCTGACCGGTTGACGCGTTTTTAGCTGCCGCATAGTTCACGATGGCAGTGCGCGCCGCCGCCGGCAGATTCTTGTTTCCGAACCCGGACAGCGCAGACGGACCCCTGATCGCGTAGTCTTCGCCCAAAGCCTTGATTGCCTCGCCCGAGTACCCTGCTGTCGGTTTCGGGTTGAGCGGATCGCCAGTCGGTTCCGGAAGCGCGGCTGCACCCCCGCCACCCGCCGCCCCTCTACGGAGATCCAGGCTACCTTGCGAAATGCCAATACGCTGCGTCGCGAGCCGCTCCAGCGCTTCATCGTGCCGCGCGCGCTCCTGCAATGACAGTTGCTGGTTCTGCGCTGCCTGCGAGTGAAGCGCGATTTCCGCGTCCAGCTTCTTCAGTTCAAGTTGCGTCTTGAACTGCTCCGCTTTCTGCTTTTGCTGCGCCGTCATGTACGGCTCCATCGTCTGCACGTAATCGAACAGATCCGAACCGGAGAGCCCCTGTTTCTGGCCCGATTGAATAATGTTCGACAGCGAGAAACCGCCTTCCATCTGGTCGTTGGCAGGCGTTGCCGCAGCCTGAGCCGGCGGCGCGGGGATAGCGCCTTGCGGTGCCGCGACGGATTGGGGCGGCGTGGTCGGCATCGGACGGAAAGGCGGAATCGGCTGTTGCTGCGCGCCTTGCGGAATACCGCCGGGGGGCAACGGAGGCTGCACACCACCCGGCGCCGGACCCATACCCGGCATCGATGCCGCGCCTTGCGGTTGCTGCACAGGCTGCGACGCCTGCCCCGGTGCGGGAGGCTGTGGGGGAGGCGGGAACTGCGGTTGCTGCGCAGGCATTCCGCCCGCCAGCAGTTGCGGCAAAGCGTTACCCGCAGCCGCCTGCGCGGCCTGCTGGCGTTGCCGGTCCTGCTGCGCCTGCTGGAACAACATCATTTGTTGTTGCGCCTGCTGTTGTCGCAACTGCTGTTCCTGATTCGCGCGGAAGTTCTGGTCAGCGGCAATGCCGTAATCGAGCCATGTAGCCATGATTGCTCCTATGCGTCCGGCCACGAATGGCAAGATTTTATTTCATTCTCACGCCCCGGAAGTATCTGAAGATTGCCTTCCCAGTGCAGACCGCATACTACGTGTTGGCGGACGCCATTTACTTTGGCTTTCCCCGTGAGCGGTACGATATGATCGACGTGATACCACTCCCCAGTTACCATACTTAGGAACGCAGCGGCGGAATAAAATTCTGCTATCTTCTCTTCGTTCGCCCACACGGGGGTTGCGAGTTTCTTCGTTGCGCGCCGTTTCGCGGTTTTGGCTGCGAACTTCTCCGGGTACATCTTCGCCCGTTCTGCGTCGTATTCCGTACGCGGAGCGCGGCGTCTGTTTTTGGCTCTGATCTTTTCCGGATTCGCTTCTGCGTAGGCTTTATCGTAAGCTCTGCGCTTCTCCAAGTTTGCCTTACGCCACTGGGCAGTGTACGCCCGAAGCTTCTCGGCATTGGCTTCGGAGTACGCCTTTATCCGCGCAGCATTCGCTTTCCGATATTCCGCGTTGCATGTTTTGCAACGATCTTGCAGACCGTCGCTCTCGCGCTTCGCCTTCGCGAATTGCTCAGCAGGTTTGACAATCTTGCATTTAGAGCAAAGTTTCATCACATGGTAAATCCGTACGAGTTAGAACCACTATAATACGGACTGCTCGTAAATGCACCTGAAAAATCACCACTGCCGAAAGAGCCCGTCGTGCCGCCGAATAGATTGCCCCAGCTGCCCGCGTTCTGATACGCGGTGCCCAAGCCCTGCGCGGCTTGCCCAAGTCCGGAGTATGCAGCACCGCCAGCGGCCTGCGCGCTGTTGTAGGCGTTCTGGTAAGGCACGGCCTGCGCGCCCTGCCCCTGATTCGCGTAGGGGATGTACTGCCCCTGGATCGCCTGGCCCGGGCCGTAGACGTTCTGGTTCAGGAACTGCCCGAAGGTGTTCGCGAGTTGCCCCTGGTTCGCCGCGATGTCCTGCGCGGTCTGGTAGGGCAACTGCCCGCCCTGGTACGTGTAGCCAGCGCCCGCGCCGCCGAGCGCGCCCGCCTGCCCCGCTGCCTGGCCTGCCTGGCCGACAGCCTGCCCGTACCCCTGGAGGCCGGACAACTGACGTTGCAACTGCTGGTTCTGCCAATCGATATTGAAGTTAGACAGCGCCTGATTCGCGATTCCCGCACCCGCGCCGGAAGCGCCAAGCCCATACATACTATTCGTGGCGCCTGTCTGGTCCTGCAACTGCTGCGCAGTGCGAGCGTAAAGCGCGTTCTGCGGATCGAGCGCGGTGTTATAAGTGTTCAGACCGGCTTGAAGCAGACCCTGTTGCGCGCCGAACTGCTGGCCGGCGGCGCCTGTCAACTGGTTGCCCAAGGTGCCGTACTGATTGCCCGCCTGATTCGCCGCGTTCTGCAACGCAGGGGCGTACTGCTGCCCGGCCTGGATGCCGTTCCACAGGGAACCCAAACCGTACTGGTCGAGGTCGTACCCCATGTACTTGTTGTAGTTCTGGTTCTGGATCGCCTGCCATTGCTGGTCGGCGGGCTGAAGACCGGTAGGAACATAATACCCCCCTCCGCCTCCACTGCCGCCGGAACTGGATGGCGATATTGCGCCAGAAATGGCCGACCCTGCGACGGATGCGGCAACGCCTGCTGCGACTCCCCAAGGCATGATTTACTCCTTATCGATGTCCGGGTCCGCTATCGCTTCCGAGTGAATGCAGAGCCAGGTGATGTCTGTTAATGCCTGAATCCGGTGCTTCTTTCCGGCCTTGATTTCCAGCATGACGGGCCCCTCGAGGATCGATAGCGTGTCGTCAATTTCCACCAGGGCGCGGCCTGCGCCCAGGTAGCTAAGATGATCGTACTCGTGCGTGTGCTTCTCGACTTCCTGCCCTGCCGTCAGTGTCTGTTCGCGCGCATACACACCGCCGGCTGAAAAGTGGTGCTTTATCATCGATCGCACCGCAGGCAGACAATCAGCGTGATCCGGTCGTCCGGCCCGTCGTTCATGACTTCGTGTTCTTTCAGGTTATCGAAGTACCAGACCTCGCCCGGCGCCATCGATACGCGCTCGTCTTCCACGCGGTTCACGCATTGCGGATTCGACTGCAAAACCACGTACAGCTTGGTATTGTAATACTTCGCGTGCCAGCCGTCGTCCGCATGGGGTTCGATCCTGCCCCCCGGCGGAATGCGGGTAATCATCACCCCGCCAATCCGCACCGCACGCACCCGGTGCGCGAGATCGAAAACGACCTGGTGGAGGGACGGCAGCGCAAACCATTCCGGGTAGAACTTCGCGTCGTGCTCGTCGTTGAACTTCGAGTAGTCGCCCGACTCCTTGAACGGCTTCTCATCGTTGTACCGCAACCAGATATCATCCATTGCCGCGTGCGGAGTCTCCGGCGCGGTCTTCCTGACCGTGTGCCGGTTCCACAGTTTTGGCTGGCGTGCAATCTCCAGAAGCATCGGCGCCGTGTCGATTCCTGCTGCGATTTTTACAAGATTCCTCATTTGGAAACGCCCTTTACGCGTTCGAAAGTATGCAAACCGCCAAGCCCCAGCATGCCCATCAGAACGGGCATCATCTCCGACAGATCAGCAGGACTCAGCGTTATGGGGTGGCCGGCGAGTGTCAAACCGAGCTTCGCGATAGGCAGGCCCATCCAGTTCCATACGCAGGCCATACCGCAAGCCCACCCGATGAACGGGCGCCACCCGGCCACGAACGTGCTTTCATTGCTCGCCTCGGCCTGGTTGATTGCCATCTGGCCTTGAACCATCGTCAGGACGGCGGCAAGTTGCTGCTGTTCCTGCTGCGACTTGTCTGGCCAGATCCTGCTGACGATCGTACTGGCGAAGTCAAGTCCCGCCGTGATAGGGTCTAGTGCCATGATTCGCTCCAGTAGCCGTCACCGACGCCGAGCGTCGTACAACACATCTTCCACAGGTTCACGCGGTCGTCATACCCGTTCAGTCCGCCGTTGATGACCTTCGTGATGCCTTCGAAGTCCATCACATCAGCGGATACGTTCAGGCCGTGCGTGTTCCAGAACCATGCCGCCGACTGCGCAGCGTTGCCGGGTTGTTCCAGCAGTTCCGGGTGATCCGTCAGCGGCAAGACCAGTGCATCTCCGCACCGCTGGTAGTTCGTGCGGCCCGTCACCTGAATCAGTCCCCGGCCCCGGAACTTGAACCCGTCGCCCTTCTCGGTGTTGCCGAGATCCGCGCGGCCTTCGTAGCGCTCCTGCGCGGGCGTTGGGCCCCACAGTTCGCGAACGTAAATCAGGCGTCCGGATTCGTGGCCGATCTGCGCGAGGAACGCAGCCTGGCGCTTAGGCGAATCGATCGCATAAAGCGCCATTGCCGCAGACAGCGGATCAGCCCACGTTTGCGCGCGAGTGAGAGGAATCCCAAGACAGGCTGCAAGCTCTTCCGGAATCACAGTTTGCCCACCAGTGTCAGGAGTTCCGTCACCTTGTCCGGCGTTGCCTTCGCGCCGTCGTCAATGATCGCCGTGAACTGGTTGGTCAGCGTCGTCATTTCCTGAGCGCGCGTCTGGATGCCGACCAGGTTGGCGAGTTTCGTCGCCACGCTATCGGCGCTCGTGATTACAGCGTTGTAATCTGCTTCGATCTGATCCCAAAACGACATGATACTGCTCCTATTTAAAGAACTTCCCGAATCCGCCAGCCGCACCGTAAGCCGCAAGCCAGAGTATGAGATAGAAACACGCCTTCCACACCAGGGAGAGAACGCCCTTTCCGATATTCAGCTGGAAACGCTGCGCCGCGCGCCGCTCCAGTTCATCTACGATTGCCTTAACATCGACCTCGGTGAGCGTTCGCTGGTCCATATTTTTCCCCGGAATAGCACATTTTTTATGCAAACTCGAAAACTATACAGATGCCCTGTGCGCCCGCGCTACCGGCTTGGGGTCCAGTGCTCTGGCTGGCTGCTGCTCCACCCCCGCCAGCGCCGTACCCTGTGGCCGTGCCTGCGTTGATAGTGCCTCCTGACCCGAAGGCAGTGCCGCCGCCTGAGCCGTTTATGACTACTCCGACCGCGAGCACGATAGAAGCAAAACCTGTTTGCCCCCCGCCTGCAAAAAGAAAAGTTCCGGTGCCCGTGCACAAACCCCCGGAGGCACCGCCGGTCGAAGCATTAGGCGGCGTAACCGCATTGCCTGCGTTACCCCCTTGCCCACCCCCTGCCACAAACAGGCCGCCAAAGCTCGTAGAGCCTCCGATCCCTCCGATCGAACCGGAAACTCCCGCGCCCTGTGCCCCAACGGTTACCGTCTGCGTTGTGAGCCCTGAAGAAATGTAGCCGATACCGAAAGCGCCCGCGCCCGCGCCCACGCCGCCCGCCGATTGCCCTACCCCCGTGGCAATTGTGCCGCCACCTGCGCCGCCTGCCCCCATCACGTACACCAGCGCTTTTGTCGCACCGCTGAAGGGCGTGTACGTTGACACCCCCGGCGTAAGAAACCGCTGTACGTTTATGAAAGTCCCCGGTGCGACGAAGGAAGTCGGAAGCGCGTTCGCGTTCACCTGGTTCACGATGAAGTTGAAGTCTGACATCACCTGCGTGGCGTCCGCCGTCGTGCCGTTCTGGAGTGTTACCGGCAAGGTGCCGATGATAGCCATGTCGTTACCCCGCGTTCAGTAGTCCCGTGTCCTGGTATTCGGCATAGAAAGTGCCGATTGACAGCGCGGAAGCGCTCGTCGCCAGAACATCGATTGCCATTTTCTGGAAATTCAGAGGCGCCTTCCACGCGAGCGTGTACACGTGTGGCACCTTCGTGTTACTGGTCCACAGCGCGCCGCCCCACGAGAAAGCGCCCCATATCGTCTGCTGCGCCTGCGTCATGATGAACGTCGAACCGAGCGTGTTGCCCTGGTCATCCATCGCGGTGATGTTGTAGTTCACCGCCGCGCCGGAAGCCGACAGCTCAAGCGTCGATTGCACTACCTGCAACTGGCGCATGTGATTCGTCTTCGGGAACGTGGACGACTTCAGGTGGCTGGTGAGGTTCGTGCCCGCGTCGTTGTACACGTCATTCAGGCCAGGGATGCTGTCACTCTTGAACAGCGCCGCGCCGTGGTCGGCTCCCGACAGGATGAAGTAATTCCCGACTTGCGAAGCGCAATCGTAGGTGAACGTGTGCGGTCCCGTCCACCGCAGGCGCCTGATGTCGTACCAGTAATCATTCGTCTGCGCAATACCTTGAATCACTGTCGGGATGCAGATCCGGTATATGTTCCCGGAATAGGAAGCCGCGATCCGCGAAGGCGTCGTCGCGTTCTGGAACGGCACCTGCACGTCCGACATACCGCCCTGCCCCGGCGTCTTCGACAGTGGCCCGACAGTGCCGGCGTAACTGGCCACGTAAGGTCCGTCTACGCCTGCAAAGATGATCCCGAAAGGTGAAGGGACGATACTGCGCGGCGCGGCGCTGCCCGTGGTCAACGTGATGTAGTTGAGCGCCAGATTGTTCGTAGCGGGATCGCCCGACACCTGCCAGATCTGCGAAACCTTGAACACTGCCAGCGCGCCGAGTACGCCGGACGACGTAGTAGTCAACGGCAGGCCGGACAGTGCAGTAATCAGCGTTGTGTCGCCTATCGTCAGATCCTGCGAGGCGTTCGTGCGCACCGTTGGCGCGAGTACGTCACTCAGCGCGAGATGGTTGCTGTTGTAGGCGAAGTACGCACGGTTGTTGTAGTTCGCAACAGCCGTAGGCACTTTGCCCATCGGGTTTGTGGTCAGATCCGTCGAACTCCAGGCCGGTGCCGCCGGGTTCGTGATATCGATCACGCCGAAGAAGTTCGTACCCGTGCCGCTAAACCCCGGATGCGTCACAAGAATCTTCGTGCTGACGACGGCCATTGTCGGCGGCGTCCACGCGCCCGACGTGGCGGGGGAGGCTGGCACGTTGCCGGCGACCACGCCTGAGATCGTCACGAAGGTATTCGTCAGGCTGTTATACGCGAATGGCTCATCGAAACCGGGATTGCGCGCGGTCGATACCATGCCGTAGATCATCGTTCCAATCGACACCTGCACGGATACGAACGTCGGTGCCGTGAAACTCCCGAACGTCGTCAGCGCTGCGCCCACGCCGGGGCGCGAGACAACGATTTCCGGGTTGCCCTGATCGAAAATGAGATTGCTTAACGCCTGGCACGCGCCGGGGAAAGCGTCTGTTGCGTCGAACGCATCGCAGAGCCCCTTAGGACTAAATCTCATCGGGTAGCCGTTGCGAATGCCCACTTGGCCCCCTAGTCGGTGATTTTGGTCGGCTTCAGCGTACGGTTCGTGTGGAAGCGTCGCGGATCGAGGCGCACGGACTTCACCACCTGCTGTTCGTCGCCTTCCATGATGAGGTGAATGCGCAGCATCGCGTCGCACTGCGCAAGGAAACTCTCACGTCGCGTGTCGTCCGTAATGTCCATCAGGCGCGCCGCCGTTGCCTTGATGAGGTAATCCTGATCCGGAAACCACGGAATGACAGGTGACGTTTCCGGCGCCGTGATATCCGGTTGTTTCACCATGTAGCGGTGTGTCAGCGTGATCTGACCGGACGACTGCGGGTAGATGAACAGCGTTCCGGCGGAGTTGTTCGCGATTGCCGTTGTCTCATCCACAAGGATCGTCATGAACTCGTACGGATAGTTCGCAATCGACGGGTCCTTAAACTCCTGGTCGTACTCTTCCGTGCTGATCGGATTCAGGAAGTACGGCAGGTTGTTCTGTTCGAAGAACAGATCGTACGTGCGCAGGTAATTCAGCGGAAGCGTGAACGGCCCGAAGTTATTCGCCTGCACAGTGATGAATTCGGTGACCCGATTGATTTTCAGGTCACGGTGAAGCCAGAGGTCCTCAAGAGCCATGTTCAGGAACTGTCCGCCCTGCTGGACGTAGCCAGGGCACTTGGCAATGGTGCAGGCCAAGGAGACAATTTGCTGGCTCGTGAGGTACGCCATTACGCCGCCTTCTTCACAGAAGCGATTTTCGCCTTGCCTTCATCGAGGTACTTCTCGATCTGCTTGATCTGAACGGGCAGATTCGTCATCTGTGCCTGTTCCTGACTCGTCAGCTTGTACTTTGCCTTCGAGCGCTCCAGAAGATCCGCGTACGCCTTGCGGTGATCTTCGAGCATCTTCACCTGCGCCTCGATAGCCTTCTCAAGCACAGGAATTTCCAGAATCGCCTGCTGGCGAAGAAGGGCTTCGCGGTAGACATCCATCCGTTCATTCAAACCTTCCGGGGTCTCGCCTTCGATCACATAGCTACTGATCGAAACGGAAGCGCCATTCGGCGCGGGCAAGTTGATCTGGAAGTTTCCCAGTACGGTATGTTCGTTCATCGTTTCCTCTTATCGACGGCGGTCGCCACCGCGCAGCACGCGGTCTTGAGCCACCTTGTAGGCGTTTTCGTTTGCACCACTGATGTTGTTCTCGTGGTCCCAGGTGCGGGCCACGATTTCCTTCACGCTGCGCAGCACGTCCGTCGTGAATTCGTACGTCGTGCCATGCACGTACTGCTGACCGTTCAGGCGGATATCGATGCCGCCACACGGCGCGAGATCGATACGGTACCACCAGAGGTCCTTACCGTCGTCCGTGCGGCGCGAGAACCGCTCCGTCACGTTGGCAGTAAAGAGCGACGATTGAGCCTGAGCGGACAGACGCGCGGATTCTTCTTCCGCGATCAGCCGGCCAGCGGTCGATTTCGCCAGTTCGGCCTCAAGCGCCGCGATGCGGGCTTTAAGCTGTTCCGGGGTTTCGGCGCCGGTAACTTCCGGCTTGTCGTCATCTTCAAAAACCCCCTCTTGCGAGGGGGCGTTAGGCGTGCGCGGGGGCATCAACTAACTCCTTACGGGGTGGTCACGGTACCGGCAGTATAACCCGGCGTGAAGGCGGAACCGGCCTCCACACGGGCCAAAAATGCCTGGTTGAGTATAATACTTCCGTAAAAGACTTTCCAAGATACCACGCGCGTCTGGTTGAGCGGATCGCTCTTGTCAGCGCCCGTCAGGTAGTGGAATTCCGGGTTCTCCAGCAGGACCTGGCCGTACGAGTGGTTGCCGATGAAGATCGTCGGGAACACGCTCACGCCCGTGGCGGGAGCTGCCGGCGGCGTTTGTGCGACACCGATACCCGTCAGCGTAACCGTCTGGTTCGGCAGAAGCTGCGTAGCCTGACCAGCGAGCGGGCCCGTAACCGGAACGCCGTTACCGATTGCCGTTGCCAGGTTCGACGGCGTGGCCGACGTACCGATGTACACGTTGAACACGTAGTTCGGCACGTTCGGAATCACAACCGAGATCGAACCCGTGGGGCCCGTCACGCTGATCGCGTTCGAAACCTGGTAGATGATCTGTTCGACCGACGTTTGCGCAGGCGAAGCCGTCACGATGATCTGGTAACCGGCGTTCGTTGCCAGCGTGCCGCCCGATGCCGAGGCCGTACCCTGGATAGCGGCTGCGCCCGTCCAGTAGGGCATCATATTCGACTCAACGAAACGCGCGCCGTTGAACGGCCCGAGTTCGTTGTTGTACAGGCGGTTCACGTCGCTATACGACCACGCATTCACCACCGTCGTGTTTTCGCGCATGTCCTGCGCCGACAGCGGGTGGATGAGCGCGATGTAGTGTTGCATGACAGCGGGCGACTTCGACGGATCGCGATACGCGCCCGCTTCGATCATCATGTCTTCGCGTTCGTCGCCCATGAAACGCGGGACGCCGTACGTCAGGAACGAACCGACGATACGGTTCGTTTCGTGCGGCGTCATCACGTCAGTTGCCAGCAGGTTAGCGCGCGATGCCTTGCCGTTCGCGTAGTTCACCTGTGTGGTAGCCAGAAGCGTGTTGAACGTGTTGCGTTCCAGCGTTTCCGGCAGTTGCAGCGCGACCAGTTCGCAGGCTTGCTGGAACAGCGGATGCTTGATGGTCAGGTTGGCGACGTCGGTGATGATGACGCGGTCGCCCCACTGCTGGGCGGTGGCCGAAACCTGTTGCAGCGTCATGGCTTCGCCGGGAGGCGCTACGCCTTCCTGCAACGGCGCAAACGGTAGCGGCAGGCGTTGATAGCGCGAAGCCGTGTATGTCGTGCCACGGTTCGTGTCCAGCTTCAGCGGCTTGCCGAACTGGTACGCGACCAGCTGGCGGCGCGCGAGCGGCTCGACTTCTTCCTGAATGTACGCTTCAACGTCCGCCGTAAAGCTGGTGGACTGGTTGGTAACGCCCGGGAACAGCGAGGCCCACAAGAGGCCCAATTTTTTGAGGTATCGCATGGTTTCCTCTTCGTGGTTAGATATTCATGTTCGCCAGACGCTCGCGACGCTTGTCCTGATCCGAGCGCCCCGAACGTGCCGGCACATCACTGCGAACTCCTGCCGATTTACCGCGCGGCACTGCCGGTGCGGACGACTTGGGCTTAGCCTTGAGCTTGCCTTCAGCAATGTCCTTACCCAGCATCCAGTAGTACACGTCCTCGCGCGAGGCCTGCTGACCGCGCGAACGCGCCTTCTGGACTTCTTCTTCCACCCGCTCTGTGTACTTCGCACGGCGCGGTTCGCTAGCAATCTTCGACTCGAAGCGCGAGCGATCCATCAAGTCTTGCGCTTCCATACGGGCTTGCCGCGCTTCGCGCTGCGTATCACGCAATACGCGATTTGCCTGAATCTGCCAGCGTTCCTGTTCCGACGTGTCCGCACTGCGCAGGCGTTCTTCCTCGCGCTGATACTCCGCGTCTACGGGCGCAGGCTGACTCGAAAGGCGCGCTTCCGCTGCAAGGCGTCCCCGGCGTTCGACTTCAGCTTCCAGACGAGCCAGACGCTCAGCAGAATCATCGCGACGCGATGTGGCCCGTGCAGGAGGATCGTCAGGCAGGTCATCAGCAGGGAGATCCAGATCATCATCATCACTGGAATCAGATGCAGGAAGGTCATCAGGTAGGGGATCATCGTCCGTTTCTCCGTCAATCCCCGGAAAAAGAAGGCCTAAGAGTTTTTTAAGCAGCTTGTTCACTTGGGTTCCTTATGCAGTACCAGACCCGATATTCTGGATTGTCGCCGTGGGCGTCGTGCCGACGTTCGTAAGGGTGATGATGAAATCGCGGAACGTGCTTTGAGCAACCGTCATCGTGCCGTTCAGCGTCCAGCCGGTGTTCGTTGTAACCGTCCAGGTGAAGGCTGCACCGGAGTGGTTGATAACCCGCAGGATGATGGACGAACCGACTACCTCTTGCTGCGGCGTGAGTGACGCGAGGAGGGTGGCCACAGTGGGAAGCGTGAGTGCCGCGCCTGCGCCCAAGGTGCCTGTCAGATCGAGTACCGTATTTTCCGCAGCCATGACTTGCTGCTGCGTGGCGGTAAAGCCGGTCGTGTTCGCTGCCGCGTTGTAGGCGGTCGCCGGCCACGGGTTCACGCTCAGGAGCGCGCTAATCAGGCCGACCTGATCGACTGCCGCGCCGTTCATGACGAGCGATTGAGGTTGGCCCTGAATGGCCGGGAAAAGCGCGCCGATCAGGGCGCTGAGACGGGTTTTTCGCATGGTATTCCCCTGATTAGGCTTTCGCCGGTTATATAGCGTTTGTTTCAAAAAGTCAACGTACGCGCCGCGCGCGGATAAGTCCGTTACATGTAGCCGTTCCGCCAGTAAAGCTCAATTGCGCTACCAGAAATACCGTAGTCGTGCCGGCGATACTAACCCGGAAGCTTGGCGTTGAAAGGTGGCAGGCTCCCGCCCCCGTTATGACAGTCGTACCTTGTAACAGACTAAGACTTCCCACAGCCCCCAAAGTGGCTGAAGTCGTGCTTATGCTCGCCCCGATGAACTGGACAGACGTATTACCTGATGGCAGAAACTGGACGCTACCGCTCACGTCCCAATCGCCGGAGGTCAGAGAAACGCTTGTCGCGTTGGCAGCGGCGCCGTTCGTTAGCGAAGTGCCGCTAGTGGTGTTGGTAGCGAACTCGCCCACGCTGCCTGCATTCGCGTTGTCGTTCGTTGTCGTGCCGACAATGCCGTTCGTGCTCGACGGCGTGAACGTGCCCGTGCTGCTAAGCGTAGTGAACGCTCCGGTGCTCGCCGACGTGTTCCCGACAGGGCCAGGGGAGGCGAAACGCGCCGTGAAGCCCGCGCCGCTAACCGTCGAAGTGGCGGACAGCGTGGTGAAAGCGCCTGTGTTAGGCGTCGTCGCGCCCACAGCCGTGCTATTAATGCCGCCCGTCGCGCTGAACCCGCCCGTGTGCGCCCATGCGCCTGTACCGCTGTTCGACGTGATGCCGCTGATTCCCGCCGCCTGCCCCCCGGTGATTGTGAAGGCGTTCACAGAAGCGCCGAACGCATCGTTGGCAAAGCCGAATGCCAGAACCGTCGAACCCCACGTAATGAACGCGTTCTTATTGTTCGCGCTCCGGATCGAGTCGATGAACTGGACGGTCGGGTTCGGGCTGTTGTAAACCTGCGTACCCGTGACGGTAACCGCCGGGATCGCGCCGCCGCTTGCGAACAGACTGGTGCCCGCCACGGTGGTCGGCGTTGTGGCGCCGATGGGCGTATTGTTTATCGTGCCGCCCGTGACCGCAACGCCTGACAACGTGCCGGAAGTCGCATGCACCGCCGCCACGGTCGGGTTCGGGTATGTTCCGGACAGGTCACCGCCCGCCGGCCCCTGCGGCCCCGCTGCCACGATAGTGTTAAGCGCTAGCGTGGTCTGCTGTGCAAGCGAGTTGATACCGGCCTGCACCTCTTCGGGCGGCACGTCGGTGCCCGCGCTGCGCACCTTGTAAGGCGTAATCAGGAACTGGTCAGCCATGAAGTGCCCTTAACCGTTTGCTTATCGATGGGCGCCCGCCGGGGCAGTGCGTCAGGAGATACGTGACAAGTCCCGGCCCGTATCCGCACGCCTTCGCGTACTGGTCTGCTTCAAACTCCTGCGCATCGCACAGAGCGAAGAACTTTTCCGTCTGGAAGAACGCGCGCAGCGTCGCGATCCACAGCAGGCGCGTGCGCACGTGCTTGTGGTGCAGATGACCGCGCTCGTGTGCCAGTACTGCGTTCTGTTCGAACTTCGACAGGACAGCAAACTGGCTCCCGGTCTGTATTGTGCCCCACGGCGTGACGCGTGCGCAGAAGTCTTTCATCGCGGCCCCATCTGCGGATCCTGAACCGTGTCAGGGTGAATCATGCCGGCGGGGCCTTGCGGACGCGGCTGACCAGGTTGCGCGCCGGGGCGCGGAGTTCCGGCCACGCCTGGAGCCGCGCCGCCGGGTACTCCCGGCTGGCCCTGCGGTGCACCCAACTGCTTCTGCATCTTCTGGTTCATCGACTGCTGGTGCGCCTGAATGTGCGCGCGGAACAACCCTACCGGATCACCCGTGAGCGTCGCACCCTGCATGTGCTCCGCGATGTGCCGCTGGTCGTCGTCCGCCGGATGGACTTCCGCCGGCAAGCCGTTGTGCATCATCAGGTTTTCGTCTGACGGCTCGACGTGGTACAGATTGCGCTCATCGATCAGGATACGCGGCCCGACTTCCGGCCCAAAGATCTGTTCGGTTCCCATCTCCAGAATCGGACCCACGTTCAGGCGTCTGCCGTCCAGCTGTTGCGGCGGGATGCCGCGAAGCACGTTCATCCATGCAATCATCTGCTGCATGCGCTGCATGCCCGTCTGATAGGCCGTGCCGCACCAGCGGAAGAAATACCGTTCGTTGAACGCCTGCACGGGAATCTCTTCCTGCTTCGCCCGCGCGCCGACTTCGCCCATCGTCACGACAGTCAGTTCCTTCGTGCGGAACTGGCGGTCAAGTTCGAACATGCGCTCCAGCAACGGGTTCAGGATGCAGCCTTCATAGCGCTTCGCGTGGTCGATAATGTTCGACTGCTGTTCCTGCGCCTGCGCGGCAGCCTGCGCCTGATTCTTCCGGCCCGCCGGCATCTTTCCGAGCATGGCGTCGTTCACTTCCATGCTCTCGTTGATCTGCGCCTTGATCGCCTGGCAGAGCGCCACGGCATCTTTGTAGATCGCCGGGAACTGCGCGAACTGCGTTTTCTGCGGATCGGTCAGCCACACGGCTGCTAGGCCCATCACCATCGACTGATAGTTCGGGTTCGCGAGCGGATCGGTCATCACGATAGGCAGGAGCGCGTACTGCGCGCTGTCCTGGCCCATGTTCCAGTAGTCGTTCAGGTTCCACTGGAGATACTTCACGGGTTCTACGCGCGAGATCCCGTAAATCGTTCCCTGAATCCGTTCCACGGGTGCCGTGATAATCGGGCGTTTTTTAGACCAGAACGGGTTACGGATGATGCCGAGAATGATTTCCGGACCAGCGTAGTAGACGAAGCAGGGCTCTTTCCCCCGGCCTTCTTCCAGTTCCAGATTCGTGTGCACCTCATAGATCAGTGCGTATTTGTACGTGCCTTCCGTGCGCACGCCGGCGTCTGCCGTGCGGCGCTTGTTCGGGACCCGCTTCTGACGACCGCCGTCCGGCTCGTTCAGATTGTCCATAATCTCTTTCGCGTTCCAGCCGACGAAGACGCCTTCATCGATGAACTGCTGGACGGATTCTTTCGACAGGCGCAGCCGGACTGCCGTAGCGGTCGCGCGCTCGATGTCGTTCACGGTCGGCGGATAGACGGCGAGATCATCAACGGCCATCGGCGTGATGTCCGGCATCTCGTCAACAATCTCTTTCTCTTCAACGTCCCACTCTTCCTCAACCGTCACGTCTTCCACGTCCACGCCTGCGGCTTCATCCGTCAGGATTGGCGGCTTCTTGACCAGTTCCGTGATGCGCCGCGTGGTCTTCATCCAGTCCACGTACAGGCACCATTGGCCCGTCACGTCGCCCGACAGCAGATCCGCGCGAACGATGTCCTTCAGGTTCGTTTTGCGAATGTAGTGTTCAAGGAGAGCAAGAGTAGGAAAAGGCGTGACCGAAGCCGGTCCGACCGCATCCACGTGCTTATAGTTTGCAGGGAATAAAGTCGCCAGAGTGCGCTTGCATCGGGCGTTAATTGCATCGCGCACAGCAGGTATGTAGCACTGGCTGTTCCCGGTGTACTGCTGGTTTTCATCGGGGCGCGCATTGTAGATGTTCCAGTATTCTTCCACCCAATCGGACTGCTGTTGCTTGTTTTCATAGCACTTCTGGATCTTCGGATAGAGCTTGCACGCGTCGATATAGGCTTCGCTACCCATGTCTTCCGCGAAATTTTCCAGTTCCTCGCCCGTCTTTTCAGCGTCCAAAGCCCGTGAATCGAGGGTTTCGATTACGGGCTCTTCGACCTTCTTTTCTTCTTTCTTTTTGCGCGCCATTATGCGTGTCTCGCGAACTCGCCATGCAGCATATCCGCCGCGAGGCAATAGAACTCATGCGCAAGTTCCGCCGTTTCGAAGGTTCCTAGCGTGAGGTATCGACCTTCGTAGCCGATACGCGCCCGCCACTTGCCGGTATCTTTCCGCAACTGAACGCCTTTGAATCCGGAGACGTTATCCACGCGGCGCGGGTAATTACGGAGATTCTCCGCGCGCAGACACGACCTCAGATTGCCTTTCTGATTGTTCAACTTGTCAACGTCGCGATGATCCACGTGCATTCCGTCGCCCGGTTTGGCGCCCGCTATCACGCGATGCATCAGCACTGTCCGGCGCGTGCCGTCTTCCTGCTTCTGGTTCCGCGCGGCGTAACCATCGTTCTGAAGATACCACTTAAAACAGGACAAGCGCTCGTAGTCGTCATCGTCTACGAGCGCGAATCTTCCTTTCGTAAGCGGGATACGCTTCATCCAATGACCTTGCCTTTTAGTTTCCGTTCAAGCGAGGAGCCGGTATTCCGATCGCGAGGAGTCGGAGCCGGTCTATCATCGTACTCTGGCTTTTTCCGGGTCTGCCCGAACACCGTGTCCGTCTTCTTGCCGCCCCACGGCACACCGTGGCGCAGTTCGACGGATTCCGACCAGTTGCGCCCGTTGTTGCCGGCGCGATCCTTTTTCGTGACTTTCATGCTGGCCTCTTCTTAGGTGCGATCTTGCGCTTC